GTGCAGGTATGAGCAGCTAACTACGACGCAATCCAACGCCTCTTCCAACTGCTTGATGCGCTCGTTGGCCGCATGGAGTTCGCGTTCCAGTTGGCGTGCATGCTCAATGAGCACCTTGGGCTCAGGAGTCAGGTCCCACGCAACCAGCACCGTGTCCGTCCTTGGCGTGTCTCTCACGGCTTGGCCTCCCTGACTGCGATCTTCCGGTATCGAGACACCGTTGGGATCGAAACCTTAAGAGACTTTGCCAGATGCGAATCCTTAACCGAGAGCGGCGTCTGCGCGATCTGCCTCTGGATCTCAGTTGAGATGCGAGGCCGTCCAGCCTTTGTGTGCAGCCTCGCCTTGGGCCGTATCGCAAGCTCGCGCTCCATGTCCCTGCAGAGCTTGATCAGGTCTGTGTATCCTACCTCGACGCCTAGTATGTTGATGACCAGCGCGTCCGTCTTGGGTGTGTCGCTCATGGTGATGTGTCTCTCTTGATGTTGTTTGGTCCGTAGATGTGGAGGAAGTAGCCCTTGCCCCCGAAAGCTTCCGCGTTGTGCTCGACCACGAATCGCCTCTGGCCTGCGCTGGTGTAAAACACCGCAAGCACAGTGCCCTTCATCGTGTAGTCCCCAGTGTACTTGATGACCTTCTCGCCGACCTGAATCGGATCGTAGAGTCCGGCCTCTTCCACCTGTCTGGTTAGTTCACTGATCGATGACATCGTCTTTGTCCGTTATGAGAAAGCAGGGAGTTCCTTCGCCAACGTAGGACCCCAGCTGGTTGTAGTGGTACCACTCGATCGCGTCCTCGCGATTCCCGAACTCCTTGGTGAGCTTGGCCAGCACCTTCTCCTTGTCGTAGCAGAGGACCGGCCCCATCCCGAAGCGCTCTACGTATCCGACGATGCAGTCGGCGTAGCCGTCCATCCGCATGATAGCTCCTTCAGACGCGCTCTGATCCTCCGGATATGTGTTTCCGATTCCGCCAGCCTTTGCCTTAGGGACTCGTTTTCCTCCAGCACCCTTGCCAGTTCGAGCCTTGCGCGCTTGAGCTGGTGATATAGGTCGACGTGATAGTTTATTCCGCACCGTTGGCATAAGCCCTCTCTGTTCCAGTTGTGTTCGTTGCAAAACATCCGCTCGGCCAGCCCTTGGTTTCGCATTCTCGAGCCTTCAATTATGTGAAACCACCTTAGGAGGGGGAAAGAACCAACCGAGCGGTCACCCACCACTCAGTGGGCTAGAAAGTTGTGTGTCATTTGTCAGCCAGTATCCGCCTTACCGTGTCAGCTGTGATACGCAGCTCGCGCACTATCTCGCGTGTGGTCATTCCGTGTTGGTGCAGCTTGCGCACCAGAGCGGCTGTGTCGTCCGGCCTGACGATGTGTGATACCGATTTCTTTGGCTTCGCTGGCTGTTCGAGCTTTGCCCCAGTGAGGGCGGCCACTTGTTCCCTTGTGAGTCCCACCCGCCTCAGCGCTTCCATATATTTTCGTTCTTTTGTGCTTTGATTCTGATGGAGTCCATCTCCACGTTTCCAACAGCGGCCCTTAGCGTGCAGTCTGAATCGACTCTGAATGGCCTCGTGTATAGCTGACTGGTGCTGGTTGGTTCGTTTCCGTTTAGCGTATATCGGATCTGGTTGTTCGTCCTTGCCGGTGTCATCAATACCATTCCATTTGTTATAACGACATTGATCAGTGGCCGATATGAAACCAAGGCCGGAGAGCTTGAGATGATCCTGTTCCCGTTCCTTGCTGTTGCGACGTAGCTACCCTGATCCCCTTCCAGCATGTAGAATATCCTGTACCATCCATTAGTTGCCCCAGGAATCAGCCTGCCATCCTTGTACCACTGATATGAACATTGGCGGCTGGCCGAGACCTTCAGCGTATGATAGTCGCCCTCAACCAAGGCAACGCTTTTAGGCTGCATCGTGAAAGCGAACGTGAAAATGCTGAGAAACCAAGACATCATGCGCAACCCCTCTTTCTGTTCTTTCTCCTCCGGCTTACGTGGTACTGCTTGTTGTACTCTTTGATCTTCTTCCAGCGCTCCGGAGAGGCCCACTTCTCCTGAAGCCCGTACTTGGTCTTCTCGTAGTTGACGAAGTAGAAGCCGTCCTCCCTGCGATCTCCTGCTGTTCTGATTACCTTCGATTTCATGTCGTTCCTCCGTAGGCGATGTTCCTAAGCGCGTCGATCGGCTGATGCCACGCCGTGGTTCCGGACGTCGAACTCACAGTCACGGATGGATTGCTGGTGGACTTCAGCTCCTTGATCTCAATGTTTTTTGCTGCCAGCTCAAGCGCCTGCCTGCTGTTCTGGACCTCGAGATCCCTGACGACACGCTCCAGATGCCGGACCTTGGCGTCTCCACCCTTAAGCGCGAACAGGACATCGTCTGCGGTCTTGGTCTGCTGCATCTCCTGAACGAGCTCCTTAAGCGCCTTGGACAGGTGCTCATCCGCCACCTGCTCACCCTTGTAGAAGATGCCCTCCTCGGTGAGCTCCATGACGGTGCGACCGTTGACCTTGAAGCGGAACTGTCCGCCCTCTCCAGTGTCAGTCTCCATCATCATTGTCTCCATCCTCTTCGTTGTTGTCGCCTCCGTTGCGCTCAAACCACACGTCGCATCTGGAATGCTCCTCGGTCCTGATGACGAAGTCCTTCACCTGACCGTACCGAGTCAGCCAGTTGCCGACGCCAGCGCTCACGTTGACCGTTCCACCGTCCGAACTTGGGTCATGGACCGTTGCAAAGACATGGACCGTGTCGAAGTGCTCACCAAGCGACTCAACAACCTTGGTGACGATCGTCTTGTAGTCGGATTCAAGCATTGGGCACATCCTTTCGGCGACGACCACCGATGATCATGTTCGCGTGCGACACGCTGCACTTGTACTTGAAAGCGATCTCCTTGTAGCTCATGCCTCCGGCCTTGTCCTTCTTCATGGAAGTGACCTGCTTGTCGGTGATCTTGACCGGCCAGCCGCCCTTCTTTCGGCCCTCGTAGGGTGACTTGATCTTGATGCCGAGATGCTTGTCTGCGACCTCGATGATCTCCTTGGTGGTGCAGCGTCTGGAACGCACGACTTGGCTGATGGTCATGCCGCTATTGAGATCCTTGATGATGCCTTTGAGTATGGATGGAAGCATGTGAGGTGTTAGGTGTATTACACCCAGTGACAAAGTCAAAACGGAAGTTCGTTTCTTTTCACGTGGACGCGCTCCGCGCCGCGCATGTCGACGTAGGAGAGCGCCTCTTCCCTGTGTTCGCTGCTGGCGTGCGTGACCAGAGACATCTCGGTCTTGGTCCTGAAGTTGGACTCGACCAGAGGCCTGAAGTCCCTGCCGTTCCCCAGCGTGAACACCTTCTTCAGGAAGGCGACCCCGCTCGGGATGCAGTAGATCATCAGCCAGTGGGGCACCCTGAATCGGTTCACCACCCAGTACGAGTTCTGCAGTTTGTCGAAGCTGACCAAGAGCTCCATGTTGTAACGCTTCGAGAAGGCTTCCTCGGTCAGATTGCGTGACTTGATCTCTAGGGTTCCGAAGATCCTCTTGGTGGCTCTATCCACCATGATGGCGTCCATCCGACTGGGTTCCTCGTCCGGAAATCCGAAGATGTTGACGGAGATCTTTCCCTCGATGATATGACGCTCCACGGCAGCGCAGGCGTCCCACCCATGCTTGATGTACGCCTTGCCGCTCTCTGTGGTTGCACTGAAGCCCATCAGTTGTCCGATCCGTCCTGAATCAGCGAGACCACCAGCTGTCCGGAGTCGACCTCCGCAACGAGCCTCAATGAGGATGAGCTCTTCACGAGTTCCCTGAGGCTCATCACGGAGACCGACATGGACCCGCCGTTCTCCAGCACGAGCGCAGACAGGATCGTGGTGAAGGTGGGGACGCCAGCATCGTTCCCACTTGAGAGGACGTCCTCCCACTGGAGGGGTTCGCTCATGGCCAGCTGGGGTAGTACACCACGCCGTTGCCCTTGGCGTCGATGACCTCAACCGCGTTGATCCGCTCCAGCTTGCAGATGTGCTCCGCGAGCTTGTCCTGATCCATCTGGCTGTTGGCGATGATTGACAGCACAACGTCGTTGTTCTCGTACTCCGGCTTGAGCTTGGTCTCCTCGCGCCAGACACGTACCACCCGCCCGCCACTCAGCGGGACCCTTGTCATCGATTCAATGATCTTTCCCATAGAAGAATTGCAGTTGTCCGCAGGCCACATCGTAAGCCGCCCCAAGGCTGAGCTTCTCTATCTTGCGCTTGTGCTTCGGCCTGAAGCAGAGCGCCCCATCCTTGAACCATACCCTGACTTGGTCTTTGCCGACCGTGATGTAGGCAAGGTGTTTCGAGGACCTTCTCCGAGTAACATCAACCGAACCCATTGGCTTCGATTGAGGCCCTGAGAGGTTGCCTGCCTGTCTATCAGTCTCATCTGCTGCTGTGATACCCATAGTGCCAACAGTGTCCTTCCTTCTGCTCTAGCGTTCGACATGCCCAAGGTGTTAAACACCTAGCATCCAAAATCAACCGTCATGTCCCGACGAATCGTCGCCAACCGGCTCGAACTTGGAATAGAACTCCACCGAGTTGCGCGAGTAGTACCGGCCGTTCCTCTCGTAGATCACGACCCGAGACTTCATCTCGGCGACGCGATGCTCCGCGTTGCAGACGAATGTCACGACCGTGCTGTGCTTGGACTTGTTTCTGTATTTCTTCATGCTGTGAGGCGGTGGCATCCATGTTTCTTTGCGAACTCCAACAGGCAGCAGATGCACCAGCGGCCATCAAGGTCATGCTTCGCCATCAGAAGTCCACCCACATTGATTGCGGGAGGCTCATCTCCGTGAACCGGACACGACTCCACCTTCTTGTCTCCATGCAGAGCTTCATTGAGCTCTTCCTTCGATACGATTTCGCTCATGTGTGATTGAGGTGTAAAACACCTGTTGGATTACGTCAACATCGTGTATCCGAAAACTGCACGCTTCAGATCAGGAGGCGTGAAGGACGGGCTCTTGATGAGCTTCATGTTCACGGCATTGACCCTGAAGCAGCGTCCGGTGCGTCCATGAAGACGCGTGATCACCCAGCCGTTCTCGGATGCCTTGTCCATGTTGTGGGAGACCTCCTCCTCGGTCCAGAGCTTGGTGTCGTTGGAATTGCACACCGCCTCCAGCGCTTCATAGAAAGAGAACCCGATCAGGTCGGAGATCCTCATCAGGCTGAGGAGTGAGCTTTCCACGCGGCCAGCGGTGTCGAATGAAGCCCCCTTGGAGAGCTCAGAGAGATCCGTTGAGACCGCGAGCTCTTCCGATGCGAGGCTCGTGAATGTGGGCAATCCTCCATGCGTGTTGCTCACGGTAAGGGCCGCCGCATTCAGAAGACCCAGCAGCGTAAAGGCCACATCGCCCACGTCGTCGGCAAGGTCGATCCTCATGCCCTCGATGCGCTTGGACGACTCGATGAGCGAATCGGCACTGACCGCAGTTCGTAGCAGGAGGGCCTGCGCGTTCTCGGCGAGCGCCTTCGAGTAGTCTATGGAGTGCGGAAGGTACTCGTCGAACCACTCACTGTACACGTAGCCCAGCTGCTTGTCGTAGAAGGCTGGGTCACGCTGGGTTCGGATTGTGGTCACTGGTTGGCCAGCAACATCGCGTTGCCAGTTAAACACTCGTGTCTGGTAACTAAGCAGTCTCTTCATGGTGCTTCCTTGAGTTCTGGATTGTCGTCGAAGCGGCAGAATGGCCCCTCATACCAGAGCCCAACAGATCCGCATTCGCCGTCTCTTTGCTTGGCGACGAGCAGCTGAGCCTCGCCACGAGATTCTTCTCTGTTTCGTGTCAGAAGACAGACCGTATCGGCATCACGCTCGATCTGTCCAGAGTCCGCCAGATCCGATAGGCGAGGCACCCTCCCCTTCTCCTTCTCTGATTCGCGGTTGAGCTGGGCCAGAGCCACCACCGACACCTTGCATGAGTCCGCGATCGCCTTGAGCTTGGAGGAGACCTCGGCCACCTCGTAGGTGCGCTTCTCGTGTCGCTTGGTCGGCAGCACCTTCTGCAGGTAGTCGACGAATACAACCTTCACCCCATGCTTCCGTACCGCCCTGCGGATCTCAGCCCCCACCTGAGCCGAGGTCATTCCTGACACGGCATTGCAGTAGTACAGCGGCGCTGTGGCGATCTTCGTATTCGCTGCGAAGACCCTCTGGTATTCGGGCGGAGTCAGGTTGCCCCGCTTGAGCGATCCCATGGAGACCGAGGCTACCGAAGCCATAATGCGCCGCGCTATGGCTGGCTCGGACATCTCGCAGGTGACGAAGAGCGTCGGCACCTTGGCCCCGACGCACATCGAGCAGACCATGGAGGTGGCCAGCGCGGTCTTGCCGATGGAGGGCCTAGCCGCCACGAGGAACATCTCCCCTGGCTGCAGCCCGTCGGTCATCCGGTCCAGCTTCCGATAACCTGTGGATATCCCTGAGATATCCCCATTGCGCTTGGAACGCTCCTGAAGGTCGTCGATGAGCTCCAACATGACCACCTTGGAGGACTTGAGGTTGGTCTGAGACTGGTCACAGCTGATCAGTCCAGCCTCCATCTCAGAGATCGCCTCCTCCACCGGCTTCGCCGGATTGGTGGACTCGGCCGAAAGCTTGATGCCGATCTCTCGAATCCGCCTCCTGCGGAAGGCCTCCCTGACCCCGACGGCATGGAACTCGAGGTTGGCGGCACTAGGACAGGCCTCTATGGCTCGGTTGAGGGTCAGGCTAGGGATCGGCTTCTTGGAATGAATGGCGGGCCATTTCCGCGCCACGGAGAGCATGTCTGGCGGCACCCCTTCTGACTCCAGAGCGGCTATTACCTGAAATATCTCCTGTAACTCGGCACTGAAGATGGCTCCGGCCCTGTAGAGCGGCATGGCTTCGGCGGTGGAGTCCATGCCTCCGATCAGGCAGGCACCTAGGACGCCCATCTCATCGGACTCTGCGTAGAGCGGGCTGTTCTCATCGCTCATAGGGCATGCCTCCAGTCATTCGGGTCGTCCATCCATTCCTTGCCTGGGGGGCGCTTTGGCTTGGAGAGCTCAAGCTGTTGCTGCGGAGATCTGGCCAAACCCCTAGCCCTATCGATCTCGCCATTCCAGTTGTTCAGCAGGGTGATGATTTCCCTGCGGAGGTACTGGTCTCCGGACATGTAACGCCTTTCGAGGAGGTCAATGTCTTCAGGGGGGGTCCCAAGCTTGAGAACGTCCTTCAGAGCCTTGATCTCTTTTGAGCTCCAAGGTGTGGTTGGACGCCGCTTGAACCATACGGAGATTCTTTCCTTCAAAGCCTCTGCCTCAGGAGCGAGAGCGACGTATGTATTTATAGTAGGAGATGGAGACGGAGACGGAGAGTTGCCTTCCGGTTGACCATCCGGTTGGGTATCTGGTTGAACCGTTGTTGCAACCGTGGTTGAACCGCTGTTGGCAGCAGCTCTTGCAAGTGCTGATTTTAGGCCCTTTTCGCGCTGCTTGTTTCTGTAATCGGCTTGCTTCTGTCTTTCAGCCTCGAGCCTTTCGTTCCGGAGCAGGTTGTCTTCGCACTGCCGGAACTTAGCCAAGACGGCAACCGAAACTGAACCGCCAGCCAACCGCTGTTGCTTCTCCGGTTCAACCGGAATTGAACCGCGACTCCATTGATGGCAGAGGAGTCGGATGTATGATCCAACCTCCTCTTGGCTTAAATCGAGGGTTCCCGCCAGAAAGTCATCAGCGTAGAGCTGAAAGGCTGGGGCCTTCCTTTTGAATTCATTGGTCATGTTTCACAACAAAATCCCCAATCCAACCACTGCCGCTTCGCACAGGCACAGGCGCTAGATGGTAGACATCTAACGTAAGCCTTCGGCAGTAGCTGGATTGGGGGTTCTGCTGTGTTCATCCTGTGCAGGGGTGCGAATCCCTTGTCCTCCTTGGTGAGGACGCGCTCAATGTGATGGGATGCGAAAGCCGCGCAAGCGGGAATCGCCTGATGCTATGACTTGTTCTTCACCGCCCAGTCATAGATGAGCAGGGCAT